TGCAGGTGCCTTCTGGTATTTGGCAATCTGGATCCGGCAGTATTCATTTGCCTTTACACTCGACAGTGCAATACCCAGAACGTAATTCCCGGCAACCGCTACGGCGGCAAGTCCATTGGCGCCGGCAGCTACTTCCTGTCCTTTGGTGATTGCTGCCCCGGCAAGCACATATCCGATATCCTTTACCAGGATGTCTACGTCATCTCCAACATTCACCTTTCCGGACTCTGCGCCTGATATATCGTTGCAACCTGCCTCGATAATGGCAACTCCGATCGGAATATCTGTACCTGCCGCAGCAAGAACAACATCCCCGTTGCTGTCATACTTCATAATCTTGTTTCGGCAGTCAGTGATTGCCGCTCCAGCCTTTTCGACAATTGTTGAAGAATTATTGATCTGCGTTCCGTTGAAATTCTTTGCCATAAGTATTTCCTCCTTCCTTAAAATCCCGCCTCTTCATCGTAAGAAGCCAGTAACTCAGGGTTGCTTTCCCATGCTTTTGCCACAGCGTCCGCATGACTCATGCTGGGATCTTTTTCCATATATCCCTTCGCAATGGACTCTACCTGTGCCTCAGTTTTTCCTTTTGCAACAGATGCATGGCTTCCATGCCCTGATTTTCCAATTTCTGCGAAAATTCCGGAGCCGTCTGCCATAGCAACCATAGAGTCCAGTGTAGAGATCATGTCGTCATATGCCGTTCCTCCGGCAGCTTTCAAACTCTTCAGCACAGGCGCCAGTTCTTCCGCTTTCTTTCCGATGATCTCATATTTCTTTGCTACTTCCATGAATTCTCTGTTTTCCGCATTTTCACGATATTTTCTGAGAGCCTCAATCTCCGCCTTGACTGCCGGGTGCAGGCCCTTGTAGATATCCTCCTCAGGTTCGTGGGATGTGGAAACAGATTTTTTCGTTGTCTGTTTTCCGCAGCCCTTGTCAAGATCCTCCTCTTCTTCGTCTTCTTTGTTTTCTCCTGGCTTCACTGCAGACTTCGCCACAGGTTCTTCCTCTTCCTCGATACCATACTTCTTCAAGATATCTTCGTAAGCAGCTCTGTCCTCCGGGGACATTTTTGATTTGTCGATTTTTGCCATCTCTTCAATTTCTCCTTTCTCGGTGTTCATTGCTTTTTCAATGTTTTCGTCCAGATGATCTCTGAACTTCTTTAAGGACTCAATATCATTGATACCTACGCCCTTTTTGATTCCACTGACCTTTCCAGAGGCCCAGCTGCTGATTGCGTCGGATATGATTTCTCCAAATTCCGATACGCTTTCTTCCATCATGGACTGTGCTGTAGCGCCATCCAAATCATCATCGTACAGGATTGATTGTAGGGAAGACTGCAACGCATAGCATATACTCCACATTTCGTCAGCCACTTTCTGCCGCTTTACCTCTGTCATCTTCTCTCCAAACGTCTGAGAATTGCCCTTTTTCACGGTATCATCAGCATTCTTTGCTATTTCTTCCATCTCTTCATCGTTTAATCCTGCCATTTTCGCAATAGCGGCTATGAACCGTTTCAATGCGGGTTCTTTCTGTGATGGCGCCGCTTCTCCTCCGTCGTTCTTTCTTTTGAACAACTTAATATCTGCCTGCTGGTTTGCTCCTTCGTCAACGAAATCGACTTTTTTGACATTCAAATTTCTTAATTTTGTTGCCAATGCCCTTACCTCCTTCCATAGTTTTTTATAAAACAAAAAGCGGGGTTAACCGCCTTCTGAATTACCGTTATCTGAATCTCTTCCCGCTATGATAACGCATGTGAGAAGGACTCCACAAAATCCGCCAATCATAAAGATTGCGAAATCAATCAGCATTTCCATCCTCTTCCACCTCTACTCTTTCGGCCTCTCCTTCAATGGAGAACATAGAATATGTTCCGTCCTTAACCTTCTCCCACACATCATCGTCTGTGACCAGGAATCCGATCCACCATCCAACGGGAAGCGTTCCTTCCGGAATGCCCATCGCTATCATCTTTTCCTCCGTAAAAACTACGCTTTCAACCAATGTCGCGCAGTCGCCACGTTCATGCATCTCTCCGCCCTCTCTATACAAACGGACGAAATTATAGGCGGCTTTTTCAAGTTCTTCCGGATCTATCATGTCTTCCTGCCAATCAATAAGCTGCTCGCCATTTTCATCAACAGAAATACTCGCCCACCCGAAAGCTAAACGCTTATCATCTTCTGATTTCTGTATCTTGAACCGACCTTTCAACACGGACATACCATTTTCATCCGACTTATCCACATTTATAGCTCTTGCTTCCGAGCTTTTGTGGATTCCCAAAATATCATATAGGCTTTTCATCGCTGATCCTCCTTAACCTCTACATACTTAACGACACATCTGCATCTCGGATGCGCCGGCGGGATAAGAACTCTTCCGCATTTTCCTACGTCAAAGTATTCATCCATTTCTTTGCTGACGCCTTCCACGGCTTCACAGTGTTTGCACACATTTTCCTGTCTGGCTGTCACCCATACTTTTTTTACATGCCCTATATAGCCTTTTTCCTGAGCCTGTTTAATTCCCTGATGGGCGCCGGCATTATATGCCTCTGCAAGTTCTGTCTGCGCAATTGTTTCAGCGCGATATCGATGTTGCTTTTCGGCATACTTCAAAGCCTTATCTCTTGCTCTCCTGATGATATTCTCCTCCTTCATCCGAGGATGTTCTTTTCGCATCTGTTCTTTGATGTGGTTATAATACTTCAAATTTGCCTGAGCCTGCCTTTCAGTGAGGCCAATGCACGGCCGTATGACTCTTGCAAGCTCATTAGGCGTCAGTTCTTCTCTTACCGCTTTCATGGTAAGGCGTTGGATAGCCTTTTTCTGCTCTTCCACGGCATTTGTTACAAATTCACTTCCGCGATCCTTAATCCAGTTTCTTATTCCTGCGTCTGTAGCATCGAATTCAAATCCTTGCTCTTTTGCTTCATCCAGAATTGCCGTGCTGAGCTGTCCGGCTACTATAGCCTCAATCCACATGGGCTCAAGGGTATCAACAACAAACGAAGAATAGTCTTTCGACCAATTTTCAAGATCTTCTTTGGAAATCTCATCGTCCTCTATCAGTTGTCGTATTTCCCTATATGTGATTGCCGCTGCCTGGTCTGCCCAAAATCTTGTGAGAATAGACACGGGCACGGCCGATGTATCTGTAATATATCGGTTCAACATGTTGAGCAGACGCAAGTTTTCCTTGCTTCTTTTCTTTGCCTTCCCTAAAGGTTTTGGACTCTTGAAGATATACATGTGCTATCTCTCCCTTCCAAGCCTCCGTTTAGCCGCCTCAGCGTTTTTCTCATCCTGGACATCGTCTATTTCTTCTCGTTCTTCCGACTCATCATCTGGCGGTTGGTTCTGGTTCTGCTGCTTTGTCCTTGCCGGATCCTCTCGTCTATTATCTGTAGTTCTTTCGGGAAGATGTCCAATCTCGCGAACATAGTCCTCCAGTCCATCATCAGGAATAATAATGCCCATTCCAGTCATATCCTTGATAAACTGTCCTGCTGATTTTATATCAACGTCTTCGATCTCTCCGTGAGTCATCTTAGGATAATCTGTGATCCCGTTGAAATGATCTCCGTTGATATCGATAAGGGCTGGTATACTCTGGTTATTGAACGTCTCGCAGATAACATCCAAAAAAGAGGATATCGCAACAGAAAAAAGCTCCGTTTTATCGGAGCTAAGCGCAAAACTTCCAACCTTATTGTGTCCAAGCATGAGGAAGTCCGCCAAAACCGTCATAGCTATCTTCGTATCATACCTGTTGATAATCGCGTTTGTGTCAAACTGTCTGGCGCCGCCCGTGCTGACCAGTTCAAATTCAAATCCGTGCGGCAATACAAGCCCTTCGTATTCATCGCGGCGGACCGATTTCACCATCTTCGTGAGAGCAGCATTTATTTTTATCATTTCCGAATCCGTGTCATCCCAAATATCCGTTCCTTCCGGAACATGAAACACTGGGAGACCTGCCAGATCTCGCTCAATTCCTATTGCCTCAATCTCCTGGATTCGACGTTTAAAGTACCATGGTCGATACGCATTTCTTAGTATGCTGCGCCCCTCCGGATTGTCCTTCGCGCTTTCCGTACGAAAAAGCATAGCTTTTTTTATCGGAATTGTGATAAACCCATAATCCGGCGGCGGCATCTGTGTCATCCCAATCAGGTTGTCGTGCTTGTCGTACTCCCATTTGTATAGCGTATCTTGGCTACGGATCGGAAGCTTCTGCCAGCCTATCAGCCCGTCGGAATATTTGCTGTTAGTCCTCGGATTCCTTGTTTTTCCCATCCGGCGTTTGTACACAATCTCATGCAGGCTCCATCCATAGACAAGAAACGATAAGATTTCCGAAATTGTATCGGTCCATGTGCTCTGCATGTCATCCATGCAAGATTCGATAAACTCTGCAGCTTCACGATCTTTCGCTGAATCTCCGCCAGGTTCAATATTCCACACCGTGTGCCTGATCAGCATCTTGATGGCGAACAGGATAGCGCCGATGGTATCATCATTGTTTGCCATTTCCCGATACACCTCGACTCCGCGTATCCCTTGCAGTTCTCGCAGGAATTCTTCGTGGAACACACCATTCCACCGCTTCTGCCCTATGCGGCCTATTTCCGCCATTCTGACCCCTCCTTTCTTCTAACGTTTTCTCGTCTTTTCTACCCGTTTCTGTCCTTGCAGCTCTGGTTTCGTAGTGGTTTTATCAAGCCAGGCAACTAAACCTCTGCAGTTCGGCTCCTGTTTTTCAAGCATGTCGGCCGTATTTCTCAGTGCTACGACTACCAATGCAGTGTCCGCAACGGGATGGCCATTCAAAGCCTTTATAATCTTGTTCTGGTAGAAATTTAGTCCATCCACAACAACTCCGGTTGCTTCCGGCAGTCTCTTTTCCTCAATCAGCCGGTTTCCTTTTGTGACATACGCTTCTTTCTTCTTCATTATGCCCACAGATATCTACCTCCTATTTATTTCTCCAGTAGCTGCTCTTTCCAAGGCCGGCAGCACTTTCCTGATTCGGAGCACTTCCGGTATATTTCTTGATCTTTCCAAGATATACAGATAATGCCAGTGCATCTGCGCGGTCCGGTGAATCCAGTCCTCGCTTTTTCATTTCCTTCTTGCTTTCGACCTCCAACTTTCCGTTGCTCGCGAGGAAATACTTCCGGGACGAAAGCTGTGCGAATGTCTCCTGATCCTCCTCAATTTCGACTTCTTTGTTCTCCATGAGATCCTTCAGCGTCGCCCACATGTGCGTGGTCAAATTGTTGTAATGCTCTGCGGCGTCTTTTCCCGCCTTGGTGTCAGTTTCTATTTTCTCCGCAGCATTGATCGGTATAACATACAGCCGTCCAAGCCTCTGTTCTCGCTTTACTTCCCTCAAACGGTCGGTAACTCCGCCTCCAAGACCGGTATCGTCTATATTTACATAGATCCTTCCTCGATAA